AATGGTGGGCGATGACGGGCTCGAACCGCCGACATTCTCGGTGTAAACGAGACGCTCTACCAACTGAGCTAATCGCCCCCTCTCGGGAAGCCCTGCCTAATGCCGATGCGCTTGGCGTCTGGCAAGCCGCTTTTGTGCGTCAAACCCATCTGGTTCGTTTGTTGGATACAAACCCGACTGCCATCGGTACATAACAGGAACATCGAGGGGCGGATGCGATCGGGGGAGCGGTCGGGTTCGCACTCGGTGTTTCGGGGGGAGTGGGGATGGCCGGAACGGGGGAGGGCGCGCGGTGGACGCTGGCGCGGCGACGGCAATTCCTGGCGGCGCTGGCGGTCAGCGCCGATGCGGGGGCGGCGGCACGCGCGGTGGGAGAGACGCTGCGGGCTGCACGCACCTTGCGGGCGCGCGACCGGGCCTTTGGCGAGGCCTGGGACGAAGCGATCGGCGCAGCGCATGCGCTGGTCGAGGAAGGGCTGCTGCGCCGGATGCTGACCCTGTTGGCGGCCGAGGACGGGGAGGAGGGCGGAGAGGCCGGTGCGGGGACCACCGGTCTCTCCATCATCCCGCCGCTCAGCGCCACCGAGGTGCAATTCTATCTGAAGCTGCTCGCCCGCCGCGATGCGCTGGCCAAGGCCGGTGACGGCGCGAGCGAAGCGGCACGGGCCGACGCGGCGGAAACCGATGCGGCGCTGGAACGCGCGCTCGATGGGCTGGCGCGGCGGCGGTTGAAGGGGATGGCGTGATGGCGGGACAGGATGCGGCGACGCGGCTCGCCACGCTGGCGATGCTGGAGCCGGGTGCGCGCGAACAGGCGCTGGCCGCGCTGAGCCCTGCGCAGAAGCGCGAACTGGTCGAGCGATGGGAATTATGGGCGCATGATGGACAGGTGGCGCCGCCGGGCGACTGGCGGGTGTGGCTGATCCGCGCCGGGCGTGGTTTCGGCAAGACGCGTGCGGGGGCGGAGTTGGTGAGTGCGCTCGCCCGCGAGCAACCGGGCGCGCGGATCGCGCTGATGGGCGCGACCTTGCGCGATGTCGAGCGCGTGATGGTGCGCGGCGAAAGCGGACTGCTGGCGGTGGCGCGCAAGGGCGAGACGCCGAAGTGGATCGGCAGTCTGGGGCAGGTGCATTTCGCATCCGGCGCGATCGGCTTCGCCTATTCGGCCGCCGCGCCCGAGGCGCTGCGCGGGCCGCAGCATCATGCCGCCTGGTGCGACGAATTGGGCAAGTGGAAGGGGGAGGCCGGATGGGACAATCTGATGATGACGCTCCGGCTGGGCGAGCGGCCGCGCGTGCTGGTCACGACCACGCCGCGCGCGACGCCCCTGATGCGCAAGGTCATGGCGCTGCCCGATTGCGTCGAGACGATCGGGCGGACCAGCGACAATGCGCATCTGCCCGACAGTTTTCAGGACGCGATGCTGGCGCAATATGGCGACACGCGGCTGGGGCGACAGGAGCTGGACGGCGAGATGGTCGACGACCGCGAGGGGGCCTTGTGGACCCGCATGCTCCTCGACCGGCAGCGGGCCAAGACGGTGCCCGCGCTCGATCGGGTCGTGGTCGGCGTCGATCCGCCCGCGACCAGCAGCGGCGATGCCTGCGGGATCGTGGCGGTCGGGCTGGGGCGCGACGGCCATGGCTATGTGCTGGAGGATGCCAGCGAGGCCGGGCTTTCGCCGGAGGGCTGGGCGGCGCGGGTGGCGGGCTGTGCCAGGCGCAACCGCGCGGACCGGGTGGTGGCCGAGCGCAACCAGGGCGGCGACATGGTGGAAAGCGTGCTGCGGCTCGCCGATCCGACCCTGCCGGTGCATCTGGTCTATGCCTCGATCGGAAAGGCGGCGCGGGCGGAGCCGGTGTCGTTCCTCTATGCGCAAGGTAGGGTGTGGCATTTGCGAGGCTTCCCGGCGCTGGAGGACGAGCTGTGCGGGCTGGGGGTGGCGGGGGCCTATGACGGGCCGGGCCGCTCGCCGGACCGGGCGGATGCGCTGGTCTGGGCACTGACCGAGCTGATGCTGTCGGGGCGGGGGGCGCCGGGGATACGGAATTTATGAGGGCATCCTTTCCTCCCCTGGAAGGGGAGGTGGCAGGCCGCAGGCCTGACGGAGGGGTGTCACTGCTCGTGGAGGCGGTGTTCCCTCGCAACCGGTGACACCCCTCCACCAGCTTCGCTGGTCCCCCTCCCCTTGCAGGGGAGGAATTTGGGATCGGCACCGGATTTGGGAGATTCGACGATGAGGATGTTCGGTCGCAAGGCCGGGCGGGGGGCCGCGCGTCCTTTGCTCGGGCTGGGTTTGGCGCGGTCGGGGGTGCCGTTGACCGGTGCCGCGCCGTCCTATGAAACGCAGGTGCGCGAGGGGTATCTGCGCAATCCGGTGGCGCAGCGGGCGGTGCGGATGGTCGCGGGCGGACTGGCCGATGCGCCGCTGACCGCTTCGCATCCCGAACTGGTTGCCTTGGTCGCGGCGCGCAGCGAGGGGCAGGCGTTGCTGGAGACGGTGGCGACGCACATGCTACTGCACGGCAATGCCTATGTGCAGATTCTGCGCGATGCCGAGGGCGAGGTGGCCGAACTGTTCGCGCTGCGCCCCGAGCGGGTCGCGATGGAGCTGGACGCCAGCGGCTGGCCCGCCGCCTATCTCTACCGCGCGGGCGGTCGCGTGACGACCTTGCCGGTCGATCCGGTGAGGCCGTCGGTGGTGCATCTGAAAAGCTGCCACCCGCTCGACGATCATTACGGGCTGGGCTGTCTGGGCGCGGCGGCGGGGGCGATCGCGATCCACAATGCGGCCGCCGTGTGGAACCGCGCGCTGCTCGACAATGCGGCGCGGCCGTCAGGGGCTTTGGTCTATGATCCGGGCGACGGTTCGACGTTGACGCCCGACCAGTTCGAGCGGTTGCGCGCCGAGATGGAGGGCTTTGCAGGCAGCGGCAATGCCGGGCGTCCGCTGCTGCTGGAGGGCGGGCTGAAGTGGCAGGCGATGAGCCTGACCCCGGCCGAGCTGGACTTCATCGCGGCCAAGTCGTCGGCGGCGCGCGAGATCGCGCTGGCCTTCGGGGTGCCGCCGATGCTGCTCGGCCTGCCCGGCGACAACACCTATGCCAATTATCGCGAGGCGAACCGTGCCTTGTGGCGACAGGCGATCCTGCCGCTGGCGGGCGGAATCCTGAGCGGCCTGTCGCAGGGACTGGCGGGCTGGTTCGAGGGCGCGAGCCTGTCGGTCGACATCAACCGCGTCACCGCGCTGGCCGAGGAACGCCAGATGCTTTGGGCCATGGCGGCAAGCGCCGACTTCCTCGATCCGGCGGAGAAGCGCCAGATGGTCGGCCTGTCATGAGCGGGGACGTTTTGGCGCGACTGCTGGCGCAGGCGGCGGATAGCGGTGCGGACCTGGTGACGCTGCGCGCGGTGGCCGAGGAAGCTGGCGAGCTGGGCGCGACGCGGGCGCTCACCCGGCTGGGCCTCGCCGATGCCGACGCCGCAGAGGATGTCGCCGAACTGCGCGAACTGCTGACCGCCTGGCGCGAAGCCAAGTCGTCGGTGTGGAAGAGCGCGGTCGGCTGGCTGACCCGACTGCTCGGCGCGCTGCTGCTGGCGGGGATCGCGATGCGGCTGGGCATGGAGGACTGGCTGAAATGAGCCTTTCCTTCACCGGCTATGCCGCGATCTGGGACCGGATGGACCGGGCGGGCGATGTCATCCGGCGCGGGGCGTTCGCGGGGGCGGGCGACGTGCCGCTGCTCTGGCAGCATCGGGGCGAGGCGATGGGGCGCATCACCGCGCTCACCGAGGACGATAGCGGCCTAGCGGTCGAGGGCGTGGTCGACGACCCGGCACTTGCGGCGCTGGTCCGTTCGGGCGCGGTGGCGGGCCTGTCGGTCGGGTACCGGCCGCGTGTCGTCCACCAGGGCGCGGCCCGCGCGATCCTGTCGGCCGAGCTCATCGAGATCAGCCTGGTGACGGTGCCGATGCAGCCGCTCGCCCGCGTAACTCACATTTTGACCAAGGGGGACTGATATGGACGTGATCGAACGACCCGTGCTGGACGGCGCGGCGGCCAAGACGAACGGCGCGTTCGACGGCTATGTGCGCAGCGGCACCACCGTCGAGCTGAAGGCCTTTACCGGCACCACCGGCGACAGCGGCGGTTTCGCTGTGCCGCGTGAAATCGACGCGGCGATCGGATCGGTGCTGCGCAACGTCTCGCCGATCCGCAGTATCGCCAATGTCGTGACGGTCGGCTCGGCGGGCTATCGCAAGCTGGTGACCACCGGCGGCACGCCTTCGGGCTGGGCGAGCGAGACGGCGGCGCGGCCCGAAACGGCGACGCCCAGCTTCGTCGAACTCGCGCCGCCGATGGGCGAGCTCTACGCCAATCCCTCGGCCAGCCAGGCGATGCTCGACGATGCGGCCTTCGATGTCGAAGGCTGGCTGGCCAGCGAGATCGCGACCGAGTTCGGCCGCGCGGAGGGGCAGGCCTTCGTCAACGGTTCGGGCGTCAACCGGCCCAAGGGTTTCCTGACCAACCCGATCTCCACCGCCAAGGACGGGGTACGCCCCTTCGGCACGCTGCAATATATCCCGAGCGGCGCGTCGGGCGCGTTCATGGCTGGCGGGGAGGATCGGCTGATCGAGCTGGTCCAGCTGCTGCGTGCACCATACCGACAGGGGGCCTGTTTCGTGATGAATGCGGCCACTTCGGCCCGCATCCGCAAGCTGAAGACGACGGACGGCCAGTTCCTCTGGGCGCCCGGTCTGGTGGCGGGGCAGCCCGCCACGCTGCTCGGCTATCCGGTCGTGGAGGCGGAGGATATGCCCGATGTCGCACAGGATGCCTGTGCCATCGCCTTCGGCAATTTCCAGGCGGGCTATCTGATCACCGAACGCGCCGAGACCGCGATCCTGCGCGATCCGTACAGCAACAAGCCGTTCGTCACCTTCTACGCCACGCGGCGAGTCGGCGGCTGCGTCAGTGACTCGGAGGCGATCAAGCTGATGAAGTTCGCGACGGCCTAAGTTCCTGAAAAATCGGGGCAGCCGACAAAGGGCTGCCCCGTAGTTCAGGGAGGATGCCGAACCGGCCGGGGGGCGCGGGGTCGGCATGGCCGGTGCCCAAGGGGGAGGCGGGCAGC